TTGAGGGGGTGGTGAGCGTACGCTCGTGAGGGTTCAAGTCCCTCCAACCGCACCATTTCTACAAGCTAATTAACAGATTGTAACGAATTGTAACAGACGATAACGGACATAGAAGTTATATATCTATTTAGAAAGGGAAGGAGTAACAAATCGTAACGCATTGTAACGATAATTTGCCCCTTTTCTGCCCCTTTATAAAATAAATATTTGCCCCTTCTATATGAGGGTTATAATAGCCACTGCACATGATGCGGTGGCTTATTTTTTATGTAACTAACTATTGCATTTATAAATCACTATGTTATAATCAAATCAAGAATAATAGTTGTTGTAAAAATAAACCGCCAAGGCTTAAATGCTTTGGCGGTTTGTTTTATTTAGCGGAAAGTATTTTTCCCATATTCGTAATTGCTGCATTAACTTCTTGCTTCATTTCATCTGTTACATGAGTATATATAGCAAGTGTAGTGCGTGGCTCATTATGGCCTACACGTTCCATAATTGCCTTTAAAGGAACATTGGCCTCTGCAAGAATAGATATATGAGTATGTCTGAATGTATGTGTGCTTACTGGTTTGTGAAAACCAAGTTTTTTTATAATTCGATTTACATAGTGTAGATCATATGGCAAGCCACCATCAGTAACAAAGATATATCCTAAATCAGCAAATTTAGATTTCCATAATCGCCTTGCTTGATTAGCAGTAATAAAATGATTAATAATTTGTACTGCCCTAGCATCTAGTTTTACCTTACGGATAGAATGAACATTCTTTGGAGGTAAGCGCATAGATGCATCTGCAAAGCTACCACGATTAGACAAAGTAGCATTTATATCAATCTCTGCATTTTCAATGTCATAGTCTTGAGTGCGAAGGGCAACCATTTCACCAAATCTAAGACCAGTTAATGATTGAAATTCACATAATAGGGATACATGGTGATTAATCTTATCTAATTGTGTAAGTAAATCTTTTAGTTCATCTTTAGTTAGGAATTTAGAACGCTGCTTTTTAACATGATCTACATTAGCTACAGGCTTTTGTAGTTCAATATTGTCTAAGAATGAAATGTCACGGATATACTCCATGCGCCTTGCATACTTCAATGATTGCCTAATTAGGCTAAGAGCAAGCTTAGTATAGTTATATGAATATTGGCAGGCAAATTTATCAAATGTGCTTTGGATAATATAAGGGGATAACTTAGACAATAATATATCAGTAGGAAACCATTTAATAATTTGCTTGTGAAGATTATCCATACTATATTGGGTAGATGATTTTCTAAAGGCACGCTTAGACTCTAAATATTCAGATACAACATCATTTAATGTCATATCCTTGGCAATGTCTGTATTAGTGGCCAAGTCAATTTTCTTTTGTAATTCAGCCTGCGCAAGTTTGTATGCTTGCCTACTGTTAGAAGTATATGTAACGGATACTCTTTTTGTTTTACCACTATATGTATCTGTATAGCGTTCTTGAAATTTATATTTGGTAATACCAGCTTTAGTGGTTATCGTTTCAACCCACATTAAAAAATACCTCCTAGGCTAAAAATGGTATAAGAAATAAGCCTTAGAGGTATGGTATAATAATGGTGGAGTAAAAATAGAGTACCTCTAAGGTATGATGTTTTTAATGGCCCTCACTGCGGTGGGGGCTTATTTTTTTATGCAATTAAAGAACATGATGATAGAAATCTATTTCTTCAAGTACTTCATCTGTGAGTTCTTTCCGTCTTACCATATGTTCAATAAGATTAACATGTTGATCTATATGGAAATCATCATTTATGATATGCAGCAATTCATGCTTTACTTCATTACGCATATCTTCAAATGACATATTCTTACGAATATAAATGTTGTGTACACCTTCATCTTCCCCAGTTGATGAAATAGCTTTCACATTTGGAATATCACACTCAATAATATTAACAACCACTCTCTAACATCCCCCATTACAAGTTTATTTGTGTTTAAGTTTGAGTAATTCTATATATTCTACAGCTTTTTCCATATCCTCCTTTGAGATGCCACGAGATGCGGAGAATAACATACGCATTTCTGGACGAGTGCGAAGCATTTCCGCATATTCTGCAGTTTCTGCATCTAAATAATAATTAGTTGATTGCTCATTTGTTGGAATATTCTCATCATAACCGAGTAACCATGCAGGACTAACATTTAATGCTTTAGCAATAATATATACTTTATCTTGCTTTGGTTCGTATCGGTCATTTAACCAATCAGAAATGGAGGATTGACGGATACCAGTACGCTTTGCTAATTCAGTTTGAGTTATTTTGCGTTCTTTCATGATACTTTTTAAACGATTTATAAATTGAATACTCATGATAAGTTCTCCTCTAATACTTGCTATACGATTATTATAAACGGAAAACCGTCAAAAGTAAACATATTTTTATAAATGTTAAACCAAACTTAAACGGAAAACCGATAGACAAAAGAAAGAAACAAGTGTATTATTGAATTACGGAAAGCCGATAATTAAAAAAGGAGGTGAGAAAATGGAATTTGATTATACAAATCTAAGAGCATTTATCAAAGAACATTTTCACAATCTAAAAGGGTTTGCTCAATTTCTAGGTATTGGTACAACACAGCTGGGGCAACGTTTAGCGAATAAAGTACCATTCACTCAAAGAGAAATTGACAGAGTGGCAAACAATATGGAATGTGGGAAGTTAGACATGAATAAAATTGATGCTCTTTTTTTTCAAAAGAAATAACGGAAATCTGATAATGAGGTAAAAAATGGAAAGAGAAACAGCAAATCTAAAGGGAAAAGCAAATTGTATTAAGCAAGATACATTAACAGTTAAAATCAATGCTCGTAGTACATTATCAAAGTTGAATGAAATCGTAGGAAAAGCGGATGAAATAAGAAAAGAGCGCAATTGCAATTGCACTCTTTTCATCAAAATAATTTAAGCATTAATAGTTGCCATAATAAACAACTTCAACTTCATTCATTACTGTGGATACAGAGATATCACCAATAAATCGGATGCTAATTGCAGAACTTAATAAGAAAAAATCGTTAAAATTTGTATATTTAGTTTCTTTATCTCCGTGAGAAACAATAACTTCTTTTAAATTAGGGACTGCAATTTCAAATCCACTTTTAAGCTTAATTACTGCGGTCATATAATCACCTCCTTTCAAGGTGATTATACCAATTATAAAAGAAAGATGAAATAGAAAGGAATGTGTAGTAATGGAAAGTGTTCAACCAAAATACGTGCCTATTAGCACATTAGCTAAGATATGGGGGCGCAGCAAAATGTATATCTATAGAAGAATAGATATGATCCGCAATGAAGGGAGATTTAATGACATATGCCTGCAACTAGGACCACAACAAACGCTGGTACATGTAGATAGATTTGAAGAATGGATGAAAAATAATCATCTAAAGTGGCTAAAGGGGGCATAAAAGGTGAACATTATAAATCTAATTACAACAGTGCAATGGTGCCTAGGAATATTGGGGTTAGGACTATATGGAGGCATTGAACAAGCAGAAGGTTGGCAAATCTTAATAAATATAGTTTTAACAATTACAACTGGCATCACAATTTGGATGTTAGGCAGGGTTAAGGAGGTGATAATCAATGAAAAGCAAAAAAGAAAAAGCACTAGATCTACTAAAAACATATTTAATGTTTAACGATGAAGAAATTCAAGTTTTAAGGGAACATATTACATCAATCAGCGCAAGTAATAAAAGCACAAGCTTAGACTTTACTATTCTTGCTAATGGATGCGCTATCTTTGTTAAGCGAAAAACAGGGGAGTATGTAATACGCATAACAGGTAAAGGCCCAATTAAAGAACACAAAGTATACCTTGCGTTAAGGGCAAGAGAAATACTGCTTAATGCGGTGGTGTGCAATGAGTAACCACTGCAGGATATGTAGCATATGTGATGAGTGCAGCAATAAAAAAAGCCGTGCCTACATACATTGTAGACAGGCTAAAGGGATTATATGCATGGAACATTGCGATGCATGTCAATATTTAGAGATTGAACAAGGTGACATGCATTGCAATTATCCTAGGCAAAAAGAAAAGGCCACTAATTAAAGTAGCCTAATCAAGCACGTAATTACGCACCAAACCTAACGTAATTATATCACACATGGGCATAAAAAACTAGGGAAAAGCTTATTTAAAGGCTTTTCTTATTAACTAGATATAACATATTAACAAATCAACCAATCAACCATGGGGGATAATTACGAGATGAGGAAGCGTAAAAAAACCATATCTAAAAATATGATAGAGGTACTTGATTATCACACATCAAGAACCTATAGAAAGAATGGCAAGCGTGTAAAAAAGAAAAGCATCACACCAGAAGCTATGAAAAAGCAAAATGAAAAACAAGCTGAAGCAATGCTGCGTATGTTAATTGATAATAACTTCACTACAAATGATTGTTATATCACATTAACTTACAAAGAACAGCCTGCTACATGGGAAGATGCAAAGAAAGATATTCAGAATTTTATAAGAAGGCTAAAACGCAAATATAAAAAACTGGGTAAAGAATTGAAATACATTTACATAGCGGAGGGAAAAACAAGAATACATTTCCACATGATCATCAATAATGCGGAATTGTATTCAGATGAAATCAATGAACTTTGGCCACATGGGATGCATAAGTTAATGCTATACCAAGGTAGAGCAGAAGATGCAGTAAGATTGGCAAGCTACTTTGTGAAAGAAAAAAGAAGTGCTTGCTATTCGGAGAAAGAAGATGCATTTAAGCGCAGATGGAATAGTAGCAAGAATTTAGAAAAGCCGAAAGTAAAAACAGAAATATTGAAGCCTAGCGAATGGAGAGATTACATCCAACCGCCAAAAGGCTACTACGTAGAAACAGACAGTGTAGTTGAGTCTGTTTCTGATGAAGGTTATCCTTATAGATTTTACAGACTGATAAGAATTGAGGAGGTCAAACATGGAACTACTAGGAATAGGCATTGTGATAGGGGTAATGCTAGGAGTATCAATAATGGCATTATGCGTAATTAGTAAAGAATGTGAGAAATGGGAGGAAGAAATAAATGATAAACGTAAATGAGGTATTTTTAAGTGGCAACATAGTAGCGGATGCAGAACTACGATACACAAAAACAGGGAAGCCAGTACTCACATTTAGAATGGCAACCAATAAATATGTGAATGAGCAACAGAGTACACAATATCACAACATTGTATGCTGGGTTGATGCGGAAAAATACAGTGGATTAAAGAAAGGTGATTTTGTATCAGTAAATGGTGAACTAAGAACTAGATCATATGAAAAAGACGGAGGGAAAAGATACATTACAGAAATTGTGGCCAAAGTCCTTACATATGGCTTGAAAGAAAATGAAAGTACACCAAGCAATTTTGAAAATGGGTTTGTAGATGATGATGAAAATATCCCATTCTAGGAGGAAATAAATGCGAAGAGGCAGACCAAGAAAGATATGTAGCCACTCATTTGGACCAGCAAAAAGCGGTGCGTTATGGGTAAAAGCATCATGTCCCAAAGGGAAAACATCAATTAAAGTATTCAAAGGCAAGACAGCAGGCACTTTATATTGGCTGAAAAAAGAAGAATGTGAAGATTGCCCTGCATACAGTCCAACAAAGATTTATGCGAAATAGGAGGGAATAACATGCAAAATACAAGCATGGCAGGTGTACCGATTAATTGCATAAATTGGTTAGCACTAGGAGCAGTAGTATACGGTGCAATGGAAAAGAAAAAAGCATTAAGAGTATTAGGCCTAAAAGAGCAATATAAAAAAGATTGACGTAATTAAATACGATGAAGTAATGGCATTGGTTAATAAAGGGGTAAGCTACAAAGAAATAGCAGAAGGATTAGGAGTAAGTTTAACATCATTTAAAAATAGATGTAAAGAACTAGGGGTGAAGTCTAAAAGAGGTAGAAAACGCAACAGACATTGATGCGGAAACACTAGGGGGCAGACCATGAACAATGTAACAACACTATTTAATAGTAATGAGTTTGGGGAACTTAGAACAATCATTATTGAAAATGAAGTATACTTTGTGGCCAAGAGCGTAGCAACTGCACTTGGATATAAAGATACTGCAGATGCAATAAGAAAACATATTGATGAAGAGGATAAGCTGCGTTGGCAAATTGCCGACACAGGTCAGAAGAGGGAAACATATTTAATCAATGAGTCTGGACTATATTCCTTGATATTGAAATCAAAGATGCCAAGTGCGAAGAAATTCAAACGCTGGGTGACTAGCGAAGTACTTCCACAGATTAGGAAAACAGGAAGCTATGATCTACATATTCCAAAGACACTACCAGAAGCATTGCGGTTATATGCAGATGAAGTAGAAGCACATAACCAATCAAAGGCAATCATTGAGCAACAGAAACAACAGATAGCGGAGTATGAACCAAAGGCTGACTACGTAGATAAAATTTTAAGTTCTACAAATGCAATGACTGTAACGCAGATTGCTGCAGATTATGGTCTTAGTGCTAAAGCATTAAACAAGATACTTCATGATGCTCATATCCAACGTCCAGTAAATGGGCAATGGATTTTGTACAGTGACTTAATGCGCAAGGGGTACACAAAGACTAAAACACACACATATATGACTACCGATGGAAGATTAGAGTGTAAGGTATCAACAAGATGGACACAAAAAGGTAGATTGATGATACATGAACTTCTAAAGAAACGTGGAATTAATGCCATATGTGAGGAGGTAGCATGAAGCCATTAGTATATAAAGGCCTAAGAAAGAATGTAAATAGGTCAGAATGGGTAAGTAGCGATGAGATTAAGCAAAGCTACTCACAAATAAGACTATTAGCAGTAGAAAACGATACATATGCATGGGTACCAATTGAGGATGGAACGCTATGTAGAGGAAGCGAAGCAAAAGACAATACAGGGCAAAGGATATACGAAAAGGACCATATAGAATTTGATTGTAAATCAGTACAAGATACTCCATTGGTAGCGGAAGTATATTACAGTACAGATAAATTTCAATGGCGATGCAAAGCAATCAACCAACAAACTGATGCGGTCCTAGATTTTGATTTAGCCTTTGTGGTGAATAATGGGAAAGTAAAAGTAATAGGCAACAGATTAGAGGGATATGAGCATGAATGATAGATTTAGAAATTTAAAGAAAGCACATGATCATATTGTAAAAGGGCGCTCAAAAGAAGTTAGAAAAGTATTTATACCGCATTGGGGATATGTATTTGTATCATCTGATGCATTGATAAAAGCAAGAATACGAAGAGACGAATTAAAGGGGAACAAAGTATTTAATCAATGGGCAAGGAGTTATTATGAAAACACCATGCAGGGAGTGCAAATTTAGAGAAGTAGGGTGCCACAGTAAATGTGAAAGCTACATTCAATGGAGAGCGCAGCTAGATAAATATAACGAGCAGAAGAACATGCAGGGAGATACCTATAAATATATTGGGGATAACGTAAGAACCATTAGACACAGAATGAGAAAGATAAAAGGATATAGCTGTACTGTGAGGGACTAATAAATGAAGTTAGATTTATGGGTAAGGATAAATATAACAATGGCTGATGATACTAAGGTAAGTGGTTGGATACAGATATATGGGAAACATGAGCTAGCCATGTATAAAAAGCCTTTCAAAGAATTGAAGCCAATTATTAATGATCACATAGAAAAAATGAACTGGCTAACTATTTGTAATAGGTGGGGTGAAACAAACCAAGTAATAGAAATTAATGCAAGCAAAATAAAGCGGTATGTAATTAAAGAGTGTGTACAACCATATGAAGTAGAAGAAGAATGGGATTTAGTTAGGGAATGGTATGGAAAATGTATAAGGAGACCATTTTAGAAAACAATGGATAACAAAAAAATTTTAGATGCATGCTGTGGTTCAAGGATGTTCTGGTTTAACAAAGAAAATAAAGATACTGTTTATATGGATAATAGGATTGAAGATACAACACTTTGTGACGGTAGAAGGTTAATAGTTAAGCCAGACATAATGGCAGATTTTAGAAATATGCCATATAAAGACGAAACATTTTACCTTGTTATATTTGATCCACCACATTTATTAAGAGCTGGAGAAGAGTCATATCTGAAATTGAAGTATGGACGATTAGGGAAAAACTGGAAAGAAGATATAAAGAAAGGCTTAGAGGAATGTTGGAGGGTGCTAAAAAGAAATGGAACAATGATATTCAAATGGAATGAAGAACAAATAGCATTAACACAGGTTAAAAAGCTATTACCATGCGAGCCAATTATTGGGCAACGAAGAGGGAAAACAATATGGCTAGTATTTTTTAAGCAATAAAGGGAGGAACGATGCAAAGAAAGTGTCATAGATGTGATAGGTTATTTACACCAGATAGCCACAGCACATGGTGTCCAGATTGTAGAGCAGGCAAACCAGTACCGCCTAGAAAGACAAAGGAACAAATAGAGAAAGAACGTGAAGCATGATTAGAGAAAGCATTTAAATACACAAGATACTGCGTGCAGTGTGGAAAGAAATTTTATACTAATAAACAAAATAAAGTACTTTGCGGTGATTGGGTTTGCGAAGACAAGCAACGAAAGGGGCAATAAAAATGAGGATACTAAGCATTGGATTTGGGGATAAAAAGAAAGTAAAGTATGAGAAAGTAAATAATGCTGGCATTACTGAAACATATCAACTGGTTACAGAAGATGATTTTAGACCAGAGATATTAGAAGCCTATGTAAAAGCAAGGGCGCTAGTATTTGAAATATTTAAAGTATTTAAGCTATTTGAAGAAGAGTGGATGAAGATTAAAACCATTAGCTTTAAATGGCATAAGGAAATGCCAAGGATAATTACAGAAGTAAAATATGTGCTTTTAATAACCAACAAAAAAAGGGATGAATGTACAATTAGCACTTCATGGCTTCCAGTAGACGAGGAAACACAAGACAAATTAATTCCATTAGTAGAAGAAATAGAACTATTTGTAAGAGGTGCAAGAGCGCAGGGGAAACTTTGGGAAGATGAATTAGAAGCTGATGCGGTCGAAGGGGAAACATTCCATATCAATGATCTAGTACAAGAAGGAGAAGCAGATGATTAAAGACCAATTAATATATGTAGCTCATCCATTTGGAGGAGATAAAGCCAATAAGTATTCAATTGATACAATCATGGAAAACCTAGTAATGCTAGATAAGAACAATACATATCTATCACCTCTTCATAATTTCAGCATGTTGTACTTTGAAACACAGTATTCAAAAGGCTTAAAAATATGCTTAGACATGTTAAATAGATGTGATGCATTAGTATTATGTGGTGACTGGGAAACATCAAAAGGCTGTATAGGGGAATGGTCATTTGCAATAGCTAAAGGGATGCCAATATATACATGGAAAGAATGGACCGATAAATTAAAGGAACAGGGAGATAATAGCCGATGACAGGAAGGGAATATTTAAATCAGATCCGTGATACTGATTTGAATATCAAATGTAAGGAAAGAGAAGTGTTAAGGCTGCAACAAGATATAATGTATCTGCAAGCAATAGATTACAGTAAAGACATTGTAAGCGGAGGGCAACCGATTACCTTTGAAGATAAGATAGCAAACATTGATGCACTATCAAATGAACTAATGAGAGAATGGAGTTCATACCTAAGAGAAAGGGAAAGAGCAAGATTTCTTATTAATGCCATACCTAGTTCAAAACAAAAGAGCGTACTGATTGATAGATATGTTAATGGGCATACATGGGAAAAGGTGGCAGCATTAATTGGCTGTTCAGTGCAAAACATTCATAACCTACATAAAAGAGCAATTAGAAACTTTGAAGAAATTTTCAAAAAGGTTGATAGTATTTGACTATTACTTTATGGGATACTATATGTGGGCATGGATGAAGAGAACACTTTCAACAAGCCTCCTAGAAAAACTACACACTATTAAGGACTACATCATACACAGGTCGCACAACACAGTATGATGCGGTCCTTTTTAGTTTATAAGGGGTATTTGATGAAGCATAAAAGAATTACATCCAATAAAACGATACAAGAAGTTCGCAAGCCATATTGTGAAATATGCGGACAAAGAACAAATATAGAACCACATCATATTAATACACGTGGTAGTGGTGGTGGAGATATTAAGGAAAATTTAATCCAGCTCTGCACACAATGCCATATCAATACACACAGTGGACAATATCCAACTAAAGACGATTGCTTAAATAAAGTAGCAGAGCGTGAAGGTATTACATATGATGAAGTATATGCAATTAATCGTAGAGCAATGGGATATGATGTATGACTAGAATATGTTGTAACAGGGATAGATGCTTAAATAATAAATATGGCATCTGCACTGCAGATACAATTGAATATGAAGGGATATGTCAAAGCTACATTACAACTAATGATGCAAGAAAACCCAATTGTGGATTATGCAGAAGAACGCATGGGAAGTTAAAGCGTAATAGTAATATGGTATTGAAGTAGAGGTGATGCAATGCTAAAAGCATGTAGCTATTGTGGAGGAATACATGAAGGAGAATGTCCACATAAACCTAAGCGCAACTACAAGCAGGAGCATGCAAATGCATCTGATAGCAGAAAGAAAGAACGGAAGTTTAGAAGTAGCATTGAGTGGCAAGACTGCAGAAGGAATATATTAGATCGTGATAAACATTTATGTAGATTATGTTTGCACGAAGATAATTATATTAGTGTAGGGCAACGATTAGATGTACATCACATTGAGCCATTACATGAAGCATGGAAGAAGCGTACTGATGAAAAGAACTTGATTACATTATGCAAGATGCATCACTACAAAGCAGACCATGGAGAATATAAGAGGGAGTACTTGAAAAAAATAATTAGTACCCCCCCTACCATAAAATAAATTTTTTGAAAAAAAGTCCAAGACCGTACTGCTCACCACAATTTACACAATTTTCCCTAATGGGACATGCGTGCGCACGTGAATATATATTTATTTATATAGGGACTATACAAGGATGCTGCAAGGTAGAGGAAAGGAGGTGGACACATGAGAAAAGCTGTATCAGCAAGGACTACAAAGAAGCACTTAACAAAGGCAGAAAAAGAAAAACGTATTGCTGTAGAAAATGCGTTTATTGATGATGCGGAAATAGAACCGCCAAGCTATCTAACTAAAACACAACTAGAAGCATTTCACTTTATTGTTGCTGCATTAAGGCAAGCTAAGGTATTAAGCAGGTTAGACACACAAACAATCATTCAAGCGAGCGTGGCTATTGACATGCTACACACTGCAAATAAGCGTGTGGCCAAAAGACCAACACTTGCAATTGATAGGGAATTTGTAGCAACACAAGAGAAGCTAGTGAGAACATATTTAAAATTATGTGATGAATTGTGTCTATCTCCACAATCTAGGGCAAAGCTTGGAGTGCTTGTAGCTAATCAAAAAGAAGAAGAACAAGATCCATTGCTTAATGTACTGCAAGGGGGTGTATTGAGTGGATAAAAAACATCCTGCCTATCAGTACGCAATGGAAGTTGCAAAAGGGACTATCAATGCACCAAAGTATGTAAAATTACAGGTTAAAGAGTTTTTAAATATTGCAAATAATAAGGATAGACAGTACATTATTGATGATAATAAGGTACGAACTATTGGGGAATTGCTGAAATTATTAATAATGCCTAAAGGTTTAAAGGCAAATATCACAGTATATGATGCTATGGCAGGGTTCCAATGGTTCTTTATAACTGCAATATTATGTACAGTTGAACGTAACAATAAAGACAAAAGACGATATGAAAACGCAATACTTGAGATATGCAGAAAGAATGGCAAGACATTTATAATTGCTATTCTTTTTATTTTGCTGTTTTTCATGGAGCCTAAGTTTTCTAAGTTCTATTCTGTAGCGCCAGACGGTTCATTATCACGTGAGATTAAAACCGCTATAGAAGAAATATTGCGTAGCAGTCCTGCCATGTTAGGGAAGATGAATGGTAAGGAAAAATTTAAAATGTTACGTGATTATATACACTGCAACATTACGGATAATAGATATATTCCACTTAACTATTCAACAGGGCGCCTTGACGGTAAATTGCCAAGTGTATTCCTAGTAGATGAAACAGGAGCATTGCCAAATACATATGCAATTGAAGCAATGCGTTCTGGTCAATTAACAATACTAAATAAATTAGGTTTTATAATCTCAACTAAATACCCAACTTTAAATAACCCTTTTGAGGATGAAGTTGACTATGCTAAGCGTGTATTAAATGGAGCAGTAGATGATGATAAAGTATTTGCATTACTATATGAGCCAGACGATACAAAAGGTTGGGCAACCAATGATGAAGTATTAGAGCAAAGCAATCCATTGGCCATTGAAGTAACAGAAATCATGGATGATTTAAAAGCAAAAAGGCAAGTGGCAATTGAAATTGAAAGCAAGCGTGAAAACTTCATTACTAAACATTGCAATATCATTTATAGTGGCGCAGGGAGTGAAAGCTTTGTAAATATTGCAGACTTACAAAAAGGCGCAGTAGATTATATTGACTGGGCAGGAAGAGAAGTATTTCTTGGGGTGGATTTAGCCATGACTACAGACAATTGTGCTGTATCAATGGTGGCCTATGATGAAGATGAAGGGAAAGTATATTTAGATGCAAGGGCATTTATACCAGAAGATAGAATAGATGAAAAATCTAAGCTTGAACGTATACCATACAGAGATTTTATTAACGCTTGTTACTGTATTGCATGTGGCAACCGTACTGTAGATTATGGTGCAATTGAACGCTTTATTATGGCAATTGAAAGCAAATATGGAGTTACAGTAATGGGGATTGGCTATGATAGATATAATGCACTATCAACTGCACAGAAATTAGAAGATGCAGGCTATACAGTGGTAGAAATTAAGCAACATTCTAGTGTATTACATCCTGCTACTAAATGGCTTGCAGAGTTAGTAGCAGAAGGAAATTTAGTATATGAAAAAGGAAATAAATTGCTAGAAATCAACTTTGAAAACTCACGATGTGTGTACGATACGAACATGAACCGCTATGTAAACAAGAAAAAATCGAGAGGGAAAGTTGATATGGTAGTAGCTGGCATCAATGCAATGTACTTGTTGCATCAAAATTATATGCTTAATAGTACCCTTGATTGGGTAGTGCAAATGTAGAAAGGGGGTGAAATATTGGGATTAATTAAAAATATCTTTGGTTTAGAGGTACGTGAAGAGTCTGTAGTGAGTGAAAACTCATTCATTGATACGGCTGATGATGTAGATTTAGGTCTTCCTAGCTTCGATACAACAACACGAGTAACAAGACAACAAGCATTAAGCGTGCCAGCAGTAGCAAGTGCGTTATTTTTGATTAGTGGTATTATTGCTGGTATTCCTATCAAGTTATACAAACGAGATGGCAATACTATTACAGAAATCACAGACGATGAACGCACAAAGCTATTGAATGTAGATACTAATTCTATACTTGGCTCGTTTGAAACAAAGCAAGCTATGATTAATGATCTAATCATGGAAGGTGCTTGTTATTGTTACATCGGAAAAGATGGAAATAATGCTACATCATTACAATACTTGCCGAAATATCGTGTAAACGTGCTTGATAACGGCAAATTAATTGATAGGACTGTACTATTCTTAGTAGATGGAAATTACTACGATAATTTTAATATCATGCGTGCTGTTAGAAATAGCAGTGATGGGGTACATGGTAGAGGCTTGTTAGACGATAATGCTACTCATATTTCTAGTATGTACAATGCGTTAGTGTATGAGAATGGTGTAATCAGTAAGGGTGTGCGTAAAGGCTTCCTTAAATCTGAGGGGAGATTGACGGTAAAAGCACTTGATGCACTTAAAAAAGCATGGCGAAAGATGACAGCTAAGCTTGGCACTAGTGATGTAATTGTACTTAATAAGGGCATTACATTTGAAAGTGCTGATAGTACTGCTGTAGAAAACCAACTCAACGAAAGCAAACAAACAAATGCTGATTTAATTTATAAATTATTTGGTTTTACTGATAAAACATTTATAGATGAAAAAGCATTTAATATTTTTGTTAAAACTACGATTATGCCAATAGTAAATTGCTTTGTTGAAGCTATCAATCGTTCAATGTTGCTTGAAACTGAAAAGGGTAATCTGTATTTTAGCTTAGACATGAATGATCTATTGAAAGCAGATATGCTTACACGTTTTAATGCATATAAAACTGCATTGGATAGCAACTGGATTAACGTGGATGAAATTCGCCAACGTGAAGATTTATCCCCTATGGGTATTGACTTCGTAAGTATGAACCTTGCGAACGTGTTCTATTATCCAGATACGAAGAAAGTGTATACACCAAATACTGGTGTACTTGGTGATTTAACTACACTAAAATCAACGAAAGGGGGTGAAAATGATGAAAATTGAAGTCCGTAATGGTGCAGCAACGATTGAGGGATATGTAAACGTTACAGAGCGTTTAAGTAAGCCTATTCGTGATGTAAGGGGTAATTTTTTAGAAAAAGTACAAAGTGGTGCGTTCAATTCTGCATTACAACGTAATAACAATGTAGAATTACGCTTCAACCACCGCAGAAAGTTAGGTGAGCAACAAGACGGCTCGCTTGAATTAAGAGAAGATAGTATTGGTTTATACGCAAAAGCTATTGTATCTGATGCGGAAGTAGTACAACTTGCAGAAAATCGACAACTTAAAGGCTGGTCTTTTGGTTTTAGAAAACTAGAAGATGCGTGGGATAAACAAGAAAATATGCCAGAAGTACGCACGCTTAAAGCTATTGATATAATTGAAGTTAGTATTTTATCTGTGAACCCAGCATATATTGCAACATCTATCAATGTACGAGCAGATGAAGGTGAAGATTTACTTGAGTGTAGATCTAATGAAACTGCAACAGGCACATTGGAATATGATATTGAAGAACGTAAGTCTGATGATAAAGAAGAAACCAGCAATCAGAAATATCATGACATTTTAAAAGAACTTAATGCTTAGCATCCACCATATGTGGGTGCTTTTTTAATGCAAAGAAAAGAGGACAATTTAACATGAAGAACTTTAAAAAATTAATTGAAAAGCGCAATGAATTAGTCTTGCAAATGGACAATCTAGTGAAAGCAGCAGATGAAGAAACTCGTGCTTTAAACGAAGAAGAAACAACTAAATTTGAAGAACTTCGTACGGAAGTAGAAAAAATTGACAAGACATTGGAACTTGCAAAAGAAGAACGCTCCATGATGTCTGTATCTAACGAAGAAGAACCTGCTAAAGTTGATGAAAAAGCAATGGCAATGGCAGAAGAACGTGCGTTCGCTAACTTCTTGCGTAATGGTGAAACTACATTCTCTGATACTGAAACACGTGCGGATGTGAACCTTACTAAAGGTGACAATGGGGTGGTAATTCCATCCACAATCGCAGAACGCATCATTGGTACTGTTAAACGCATTGCACCAATCATTCAAAACTCTGATTTCTACGATGTAAAAGGTGATTTGGTATTCGCAGTTGAAGATGAGTCCACAAATAAAACAACTTGCGCATATGTAGGCGAATTCCAAGAACTTGAAAGCACTAGTGGTAAATTCAAATCTGTTACATTAAAAGGAAATGTAGTAGGTGTATTAACTAAAGTATCCAAATCCTTAATCAATAACGCTGGTTTTGACATTGTAAACTACGTTGTAACTAAAGTAGCGGAAGCAATCGTTGTATTCTTAGAAAACGAAATGATTAATGGTTCTGCTAAAATCCAAGGTCTTTTGAACGCTCAAAACACAGTAACTGCTGCTAGTTCAACTGCAATCACTGCAGATGATTTGATTGAACTTCAATTCAAAGTACCGCAAGCATATCGTGGTAATGGTGTATTTATCATGAACCCTGAAACATTCAAAGCGTGTGCGAAATTGAAAAATGCACAAGGCGAATACTTGTTAAATAAAGACCTTACAAATGGTTATGGTTATACATTGTTAGGCCGTCCTGTTTACGAGTCTGACAATATGCCTAAAATCGCTACTAAGAAAAAAGTTGCAATTTATGCAGACCTTAAAGGTTATGCTACAAAAATCAGTGGTGAAAATTCCGAAATCGCTGTATTACAAGAACGCTTCTATACTCAATATGCAGTTGGTGTAGCTGGTTATGTTGAAGTTGATGGCAAAATCGTTGACGAACAACGCATTGCTACATTGACAATGGCTTAATAGTCATGAAGTACAAGGTGTTAGTTGGTTATAGTGGGGTAGTATCTGCCCCACTTAATAGCATTGTTAAGTATACAGACGAGGTAATCATCAATGATCTATTGCAAGCTGGTTACATCGAGCCTGTAAAACAATCTAAAACTAAAAGCAAAAAGGCTGAAACAGAGGAGTAAACATGAAAGTTAGTGAGTTAAATCTTGATATTGTATCGAACTATATTCGTGTTGATGTTACAGCCGATACTAAACCTATTTTAGACATGGTATTATCTGCAGCAATTTCCTATTGCATGACATATATGGGAATAGCTGATAAGACTACACTTGATGATTATGAAGATATGCCTATTGCCATATTGAGTTTGTGCGGTGAGTTCTATGACAATCGTACATTCACGGCCGTTGAAAATGCGGTGGTAAACCCTACGGCACAAGCTATCTTAGATAAGTATTCAATGAACTTATTATAGGTGAAATTATGTATAGAAAAGGTAGATTAAGCACTTTATTACAACATCAAGCAGAAATTCACGCTAACAGAAAATCAACTACTATGAATGAATTGGGGCAATATCCTATTGTTGATACAGTAATTGGCAATATGCATTGTGGTGTCATTCCACAGACTGGCAGTCTATTAAGTGGTAGAACGGCAGAAACTACACTTGCTAGAACTACACATAAGGTAGTGTGTAGGTATCGTAACGATATTGAACCAGATATGTGGCTAATTATTGAGGGACAGAAGTATAACATCTTGTATGTTATGGATCCGTACCTTAATAAAGAGCGACTAGAAATATTTACAGAGGTAGTAATCTGATGAGTGTTGATATTGAAACAGAAGGGTTGAGCGAATTTTCACAAGAGTTGCTAGACTTAGCGACTAAAGACTTTCCAAAAGATACAAAGAACTTCCTTCAACGTGCTGGCAATAAGCTAAAGGCTAATGCCAAAAACAATTATAAAAGTGGTACTACACAAGGTACTAAGAACCTTATCAAAGGCCTTAAACGTGATAGAGCGTATAAGTATGGTAAGGATGAGTGGCAAGTGCGTGTTAAGAATACCGCACCGCACGCATGGTTAGTTGAACACGGTCACGTGATGTTAGGTCATGCTGCACAAGGCAAACCTAAACTTATAGTTGGTAACACAGGGGAAGCCTTTGTAAGAGGGAAGAATGTAATGGGGAAAACTGCAAAAGCCTTTCCGTCAGAGTATCAAGGGTTAGCGGAAGAATTTATTGATAAGATGCTTAATGAAAAAGGTTTGGGCTAGTGATAACTGCAGTTGAAATAGTAAAAGCATTAACAGTAAAGTGCAGAGAATTGCTTCAATGTGATGTTAATGATAGAGATATTTCAGAGGGATTTACTAGACCATCATTTTTTATTGAGGTAGTAGACTTCAACAATGAAGATATAGGCGAAATCCTAAGAGGTGATACGCTTAATATCTATATTTACTACTTCAATGAAAAGCGTGAGATTGGCTATCTTAACTTACTCAAAGCAAGAGAAAGCTTGCGTGAGATGTTAGCTATGCCTGTTAGCGTAGCAGATGGATTTAGTATAACTGCATCTGATATAGTCGAAACAATCAATAAGGCTGATATGTCATATATCACTAACTTTGATGTAACGATCTATCAAAACAGACCAGAAGCAGATGCACCTTACATGGAAGAGTTGTCAGTCAACGGAGAGTTGCAAAAGTCAACAGAAGAATAGTTATAGCACCCACCATGTATGGGTGCTATTTTTAATGGGTAAAAGGAGCATAAAATGGCGATTGGATTACCAAATATTGATATTGTCTTTATTCAAAAGGCAGTATCCGCAGTATTACGTTCTGAACGTGGTACTGCTTTAGTTATCGTTAAAGACGATAAACAAACTACAATTGGTTATGATGTATTCAAATTTGAAGCAGAAATTACCGATAAAAAATACAATGCCGATACAATTAAATTGTTGAAGCGTTGCTTCTATGTGAATGTGAATAAGGTAGTAGTGTTACACGTTCCATCTAAAACAACTGCGTTTGCAGATATTAAACAAGTATTAGACCGCATTAAATACAACTGGGCTTGTACTACAGTTGCGGAATGGCAAACAGACTTGGTGTCTTACACTAAAAGCCGTAATGTTATTTCTAAAGGCCGTAAAGTTAAATGCGTAGTAGCCAATGTTACAGTTGCGGATGATAAACACGTTGTAAATATGAAAGGTCAATATGTACATGAAGCTGATGCGGAATCTGGCACTAATGTTAAAATGACTGATTATTTACCACGAATTACATCTATTTTGGCTAACTTACCAATGAACCGCAGCATTACATACTATGAATTGGAAGATTTGGATTATGTAGATAATTCTTACATTACAAGTGAAAAAGATGTAAACAAGTGGACCGATGAGGGATGGCTACTCCTCATAAATGATGATGAAGATAATGTGGTGCGTGTGGGCCGTGGTGTTAATACATTGACTTCATTCACATCTACTGATACAGAAGATATGCGTAAAATCATTATTGTTGAGTCTATGGACTTAATCCAAGAAGATTTGTATTCTACATTCAAAAAATACTATGTAGGCAAGTATAAAAACCATTTGGATAACCAGTACTTATTTATTTCTTCTGTGAACGCATATTTCAAATCTTTAACTAAAGTTACTAATGGTGAAATTTTAGATCCAGAATATGACAATAGGGCATTCGTGGATACAGAAAACCAACGGCAAGCATGGTTATCTGTAGGCAAAACAGAAGCGGAAGATTGGGATGAAGCAAAAGTTAAAGAAATGTCATTCAAATCTACTGTATTCGTTGCTGCTAAAGTTAAAATCTTGGATGCTATGGAAGATTTGTCCTTCCAAATTACTATGGAATAAGGGGGTAAAGTATGGCAAGTAAAGACATTCATAATCAAATCTTACGTGGCCAATTTGGTAAGGTATGGATTGATGGCGAATTATATGCAAATGTTAAATCTTTTGAAGCTAAAATCTCCCTTAAATATGAAGCGGTAGACATTAATGGCGAAATGGGAGTGCATCAACGCTTGGTAGGTTTTGAAGGCGCTGGTACATTGGTACTTCACAAAATCGATAGCCGTGTGGCGCAAAAGATTGCTGGGAAAATTAAAAATGGTAGTGTACCAGACATTAAAATTGTATCTAAATTAACAGATCCAGATGTAAATGGTGCTGAACGTATTGAATTAACTGGTGTTACTTTGGACGAATTAACACACGGATTTGAAAACAAAAAGGTACAAGAAGAAAGCTATCCTTTCAAATTTGCTGATTACAACTACTTAGATTTAATTCTTTAATATGTGGGCGGTGCTTAGTGCATCGCCTTTACTTTTAATGTGAGGTGGATAAAATATGGCTAAATTACAACTTGAAGATTTGCTTAACCGCAATATGCAAGAGGGTTTTCAATCTAAAGATGTATATGTAAAAGGTTTAGGCGGTGAATTGACAGTAATTCATCAACCATTACCAACAGTATTGCGTATTATGGACGATATTAAACAAGATGCAACGCTATCAACTGTAATGGATGCAATGGTACAACTCATTTATGCGTGTGTTCCTTTATTTAAGAATAAAGAATTACAAGCAAAATATGAATGTGCTGAACCTACAGATGTAGTGTATAAAGTGCTAAACGATAGCGTGGAAGATATTACTGCACTAGGTGAAGCCATCTTGGGTATGTATGGTATTGCAAATCCTGTTGAAGATGTAAAAAAGCAATAAGAGCGGACAGGGAACTAACAATGTTCCGCTATTATATGCAGAAAGGCCATACATTATCCTCGTTACTTGCATTAGATCCATTAGAACGCACGTTTTATAGTGCGTGCTTTGAATTGGATATGGAAGATTTAGAAAGGGGCAATAATGGCTAAAAGTATTAACGTATTACTTAGTCTTAAAGACCAATTCACCGCTCCTATGAAAAAGGCTGGGGATAGTGCGAAAGACACAGAACGCAAGATGGTAGCCATGAAGAATAAGTTAAGTAATTTTGGAAACGGAATTAACAATAAATTCTTAGGCATTGCTGGTAGCATTGGAAAAATGGGATTGGCAATGTCAGGCTTGGGTGCATTCGCTAGTGTTGGGGCTATTGTTGATTACGGCAAGAAGGCACTTGATGTAGCTAAGAGTGCGGAATTATCTCAAACATTATTGCGTAATAGCTTGGCTAATAACAATTCCTTGTATGATAAATCTGCAGAGTCGCTAGATGCTGCACAAAAGCAGTTAAATGATTATGCTGCCAAATGGGGCAAGGTAGGAGTTATCTCAGCTGGCACTATTCGTGCTGGGTATCAAGAGTTAAACAAATGGAATGTTCCTGTTGATAAGGTAAATGATTTATCAGAAGCATTAACAAATCTTGTAGCTGGTAAGTTTGGCATTAATGCTACGGCAGAAGATGCACAGATTGCTTCACAGGCAATCGGTAGAGCGTTCAATGGTGATGTAGCTGGCTTGACTAAAATGAAGATACCTTTAACAGAAGTTCAAAAGGAAATCATCAAAAATGGCACAGAAGCAGAGCGCTTGGCAACTATCAATGAAATAGTTAATGGTACATTCTCGAAACAGAATGAAATATTAGCTAATACACCAGATGGGCAACTAAAACGGATGAAGAACCAACAAGCAGCATTAATGGCTACGATTGGTAAAGGTCTATTGCCTATGCAAAAGGCTTTTATTGATATGGTTAGTACAATCATGCCGATAGTTGCGCCAGTTATTCAAGATATATTTAACACGTTTAGTGGTGCTTTCACATGGATAGCACAAGTTATTACAGAAAATAAAGAAACGATTAAGACAAATCTAACAGAAGGAATGAATGTAGTTAAAAGTGTACTATCTACTGTTGGCGGTGTTATTAAGTGGTGTACTGAAAACTTAGGGTTCTTAGTACCAGTGATCAAAGTAATTATTGCTGGCTTCGTTGCCTTTAATGTAATAGCTGGTGTAATTCCTATTTTGGTTTCTATATTTAATGCCTTTATGACTGTAATCAAAGTAGTAAGGCTATTAAGTATGTTGATGATGGCAAACCCTATTTTGCTTGCAATTAGCGCAGTAGCAATTGCCTTGTACTTATTAATTGACAATTGGGAAACAGTCAAGGAGGTTGCGTTATCTGTATGGGATGCAATTTCAAGCTATGCCACAGAGTTGTGGGAGTCTCTGGTAAGTGGATGCATTGAATTTGTAAATGGTGTGATAGAGGTTGTTACACCTATTTATAACCGATTTATGGAAATCATGAGTCCTATCCTAGATGGTGTTAAACAAATATTCAACGGTATCATTGATTTTATTGTTGGTGTATTCACAGGCAACTGGGATATGGCCTTTAGTGGGTTAGTCCAAATCTTTACAGGCTACTTTGGAATTATAAAATCTGTTGCAGAAAATGTACTTGGATGGGTTCAAGATAAGTTGCAATGGGCTGGTGAGAAAATCGACTCTATCAAAGAGGGTGGAGCATGGCTATATAACAACACTATAGGCCGTGTAACTGGTGAACATAATGCAACTGGTACAGAGTACTGGAAAGGTGGAGCGACATATGTCAACGAAAATCAACGTGGCGAAATTATCAATCTACCGAATGGATCACAAGTAATTCCACACGATGAAAGCATGAAACAGTTGGCCAATAATCGTGGTAATGTAACAGTCAATGTAACGGTGCAAGGCAACGTGATTGGCAATGAAGATTTCATGGATGCGTGCGGTAGACACGTTACAGATAAAGTAATGTTAGCTATGGGCAATATGTAAGGGGGTGTGAAATGAGTTTTCAAGATAACGCTAAAAGCGTAATGAAGCAACGCTTAATGACGAAACAGGCTGACTTGCAAAAGTTAGCAGTAACTCGTGCTACTAAGTTTGCGGATAAAATTTCACACGGTCTAGTCGGTAAGATTTTAGATTATGCCGAACGAAAACCAACTACAGATATTGTGTTTCACTCTGAATTAACAGATGAATACATTACATTGCCTGTAGTGCCTAATCCTTTACCTACGATTAATGAGCCACAATCTAACGAAACATTTAATGGTCTTAGGGGTGATATTAAACTCATAGGGCCTTTAGGACTACGAACACTAACCTTAGATAATATCTTGTTACCGATTAATAAAGATTACTCATTTATTCGTGGTAATGGTAGCGATGGACTACAATGCTTGCAATTCTTTCAAGCACAACGGCAGATGAAAGCCGTGATGCGGATATGCATTATTCAGTCTGATGGGAATGAAATCCTTAATATGCCATGTGTCATTAATGATCTATCGTACACATATGATAAGATTGGCGATATTAAGGCAACAATAGGAATTGAAGAGTATGTATATACTAATACATCAATTACGGCCCAATCTTCGACTGGTGGCGAAAATAAGGGTACTGATAGTAAGGCGGTTAAGAAATGAAGCTACAGTATACGAATACAACTAAAGACAAAGATGGTAAAGATGTTACTGAAACTCGTGAAATTACCGCTTATACAAATAACTATCAAAGGTCAGATGGTATTGATACATTAGGCCAAGAATTTACCTTTGATTTAGTAGATAATCCTTTTGACTTCAACCTTATGGGTACACGGCTTGCTATTGGTGGTAAGGTTGAGTTTAGCAATCAACTTAGCAACAATAATAAGAGCGCTACAACGAAACTAAACGAAGAGCAACAGGAACAAGTAGTATTTCAAGGCATTGTTGTTGCAGAAAAACAGAGCGGTGCTAACAAATATAGTTACACTTGCTTTGATTACTGCTTTTATCTCAATAAGTCGGAGATTGAAATTCAATTCAATGGTGTTAGTGGCCTTGAAGCTATCAAAAAGGTATGCAGTGAAAATAACGTACCTTTAGGTAATGTGGCAGATATTAAGACAAATATCAAGAAGATATATCAAGGTGAAACAGTATCAGATGTAATCAAGGATATTATCAAGCAAGCCACAGAAGAAACAGGCTATAAGTATCGATTGGAATACCGAGAAGGCAAGATACACGTTGAAGATTATAAAGACTTAGTGCTAGATAAGGTTATTACTCAACCAATAAATAACTATTCACGTGATCTATCAATGGAGGATATGAGAAATTCTATTCTAGTTATTTCCAGTAAAGAAAAAAGTAAGTCTGTAAAATCAACAATTCAAGATGACGAAAGCATCAAGAAATATGGCTTAATCAAGAAGATTGTTAAGGTTGATGATAAGAAGCAAGCACAGACCGCTCAAATTGCTAAAAAGACAATTCAAGATACCAATAAGGTAGCTGAAAAGTTAAACCTAACATTATTAGGTGATGATACAGTAAGGAGTGGTCGCATTATTATAATTGATGATTACACGGTAGACATACACGATAAATTCATAGTAGAAAACTGCAAACATAATTATGGAGTTAACCATACTATGACATTAGATCTAAAACGTGTAACGAAGGAACTTGATACAAGCAAGTATGCAACAAGCACTACTACAACTGTTACACCAAATGCAACAAATAGTACCGCTAATGCGACACAGGTCGATGCTGGAATGAACGCACTCAACGGCTATGAAAGTGTATACCGTGATAATGGATGCGTAGATGTGGCAGTTAAGGCTGGTTCATATTACAGTCCATTCTTAAAGCAACAGGCTGATATGGGTGTAGCTGATGTACCAACACTGGTTGGAAATGCCCAAAACGCTGGCTATAAAGTAGAAGCCTTTAATGGTTATGCTAAGAAAGGCGATATATTAGTGTATGGCAACAATGATCATGTTGTAATCTCTGATGGTGCTGGTGGTGCTTTTGGCAATAGTAGCAGTAAAGGTCATGCTATGTTCTACTCCGATGCTAATAATGCATGGCACACGAACGAAGCACCATCTAAAGTAATTAGAATGTCATAGGGAGTATATATGGAAGAATGGCACAGTCAAATGGCATCTATGTTCAAAGAACGTACTAACCCTATACGGATAGGTGCTTGCTTGGGTGAAGTTATCAGTACTTCACCATGGAAGGTAGCTATTAGAGATGGTAAGTTTTTGATAGATGCATCTAATGGTTATGTATGCTTTCAATTAATTCACCATATCACTACATACTCTTATCGACATAGTGGACAAATGACACACAAAGGGTGTCCAGCTGGTCCTAAAACTGATTACGATGCACAGGGCGAGGGTAAGATAGTGCTTAATGAATTATGGAAAGCTGGCGATAAAGTACTTGTTATTCCAGATGAAAATGAGCAACATTTCTTTATCGTTGATATTGTGAAAGAGGGGGTATGATGTTTCCTACAGATTACAACTTCACTAATTCCATTCAATCTACTAAAACGGCTACAAACGCACAACATAAAGTGGGGCGGTCATTTAAATTCGACTATAAAACACATCGTTTTGTATTTGAAGATGGTCGCAATGTAGAAGATACGCAGATTGAAGCAATTAAACAATGGATTGAGTTATTTATTCGTACTGAAATGAAGAAATACTTAATTTATAGTGATAGCTTTGGGTTAGATCTAACTAAACTATTAGGGTACAGATTGCCACGAGCATATAAAGTATCTGAAATTAAAAGAAGAATAACCGAGGGTATCATGAACAAAGTACCATGCGTTGTAGTTGTCAAAGATTGGCAGTTCAATGCTGGTATTTTTTATTTCACAGTAGTTACTAATACAGGGGAAGAGGTGAAGATAGAACATGAGTTCGAACTATAGTGTTGATAGCATCCATAATACGATGCTTGAAAACATTGACGATGCGTATCAGAAAACCGAAGGCTTTCCAACGTATGACATAACGAGAGGCGAAGCATTTGCTTTGCTTGAACTGTGGAAAAAAGCGGAAGAAATCGAACGCAAGCAAAATGTGGATAACTTAACAGGCGATGAACTAACAAGGGTAGTATTTCAACGCAAAGGAACACAACGGAAACTATCAACCAAAGCGGTATGTAACTTGCGTATTGTTGATGGTAACGGAACTATCCATGAAGGAGATTTATTCGAGAGCGAAAGCGGTATTCAATATGAGTCGCTTGAAAACAAAGATGTAGTAGATAACTCTATCATCAAAATCAGATGTACTAAAGCTGGTGCAGTTGGCAATGTTCCTAAAGGCACAATAACGCAAATGCCTATTACTATTGCTGGTATCAACGCAGTCATTAATGATGATGCTGCAAAAGGTGGCGAAGATGAAGAAGCAGACGATGATTTGCGAGAACGCTACTATGAAGAACTACGAGAGCCAGCAACGAGCGGTAATGATTACCACTATAAGCAGTGGGCGAAGGAAGTTGAAGGTGTAGGCGAAGCTAATATCATTGCACTTTGGAATGGTAACAATACTGTTAAAGTAGTAGTTATCAATGCCGAAAGAAAGGCTGCTAACACAGATTTAGTTAAGCGTGTACAAAATTATATAGATCCAGATAGTAAAGGCATTGGTGAAGGTCAAGCACCTATAGGCGCACATTGTACTGTAGTCAGTGCAACAGAAGTCCCTATTAATATTGATGTTAGAGGTGTACAACATACTAGCACATCCACTAAATCTACTATCACTAATGATATTTCAGAAGCTGTTATCAAATACTTAAAGAAAATTGCGTTTAAACAAAGTTATGTGTCAGTAGCACAAATTAGCAATATCATCATTGATAGTACAGGGGTTACAGATTATGAAAGTGTTGCTGTGAATGGAAAAGTAAGTAAGATTAATCTAACTAAAGAACAAGTTGCCGTATTGGGTACAGTAAGTGTGACTTTGAATGACTAATATTGATTTCAAGGAGTTTGCCTTAAAGGCTATTAATAAAATGTACCGCAATGATCCATGGGTGCGTGAGCTATATCAAGCTGCAGGACTACAACTGCAAGATATTGATGAATTGCTAAATGTGCTATTAGATAATGGCTTCTTTGATGCAGTAGGCGATAGAGGATTAAGAGTATACGAAAAAGACTTAGGCATCAAAGGTGACGGAACAGTAGAACAACGTAGGGCAATAGTACAGATGCTTTGGAATAATAATGGCAAATGTACATTAGAAAAAATTAAAGCCATAGTAAAGACGTTTGTACTTGATGATGTTGATGTTAAGTTTGAGGAAGGTGTATTAAAACTAGAGTTTAATAACTCATCATTTGTATATGCTATTCCTCAAATTAGAAATAATTTAACTGTAGTTAAACCGTCACATATTGGATTAAAGATTGAAGATGTTCGCAGTGTTGATACAAACCTATATGTAGGAGGCATTGTAACAACATTTGAAACAATCAATATAGAACCAATGACAGGGTTCTATACAGAACTTGATAATATTGATATTGCAGTAGGTGTATATATCACTAAAGGCAATGTAGTAAATTATATTAATTGTTAGGAGGTAAGGGATGCCGTCACAATATCCACAAAATGTGGTTACTAAAAAAGGATTGGCCATGATTGCAGAGAGCGTGGCAACCAAGAAAAACTTAATATTTACACGTGTAGTAGTAGGGGACGGAAATGCAACTGGTAAAAGCTTTAATGATATGGAGGCGGTAATTTCACCTAAAATGGAATTGCCTGTCACTGCTGGTATCAATGAAGGCAACGGTCAATATTTGATTACTGCTACATTATCTAACAATAAATTAGATGTTGGCTTCTTCCCACGTGAAGTTGGACTATATGCAAAAGTTGATGGTAAAACAGAAATGCTATATAGCTATACAAATGGTGGAAATAATGTGGGTTATGTTCCGGACAAGACAACACCAATTGATAGTGAGATTTATAAAATCAGAACAGTCATTGGCAACGCAAAAAATGTAACGTTTAAATTTGTTGATAGCACTTTTGTAACAAAAGGGGAGCTAGACTTACATAATAGTGACATTAATGCACATGAAGCTCAATTTAGGAGATACTTGCCATTAGCAGGTGGCAGCGTAACAGGTGACGTAAACTTTGAAAATGGCCGTTGGGCATCATTTAAAAATAATGGATATATTGGCGGTATTCGTGTGTTAGAAAATGGCACTATGGATGTTGGTGTTAATAATAGAGGCGCAATTGAAAACCTTAACATTTGCTCCAAAAATAGATTAGGTTGGTATTCACCAGATAATGGAGGCACAAAACAAGTTGCAATTGTTGAGGATATTACCAACCATAATGCTGACGAAACTGCACATAGGCCTCTTACATCTGCGATTGCTAAGATATTAGGAGATGCTAACTGGAAGGCAAATCCAGCTGCAACTCTAAAAGATATTAAAAACTTATTAGGAATGGGTGGTATTGTAGCACAAAGGCTTGAAGAGAATGGGTTTGTGAAATTTGCCAACGGATTCACTATCCAATGGGGATGTGCAAACCAAAACTATGAAGATTTGAATGGCAGTAAAAAGACCTATCATTGCAGATTCCCTATATCTTTTGAACACGGGATATTGTTTGCGAGCGGTCAAACTGAGACAAACGACAAAGTTAACCATTATACATTTGTTAATATAGCTCATGCACCTAAAGAATCGACAAGAGAAGAGGCAGTCTTTTATACATATATTGACTGGGATTGGTCATATGTACAGTTTCGGTTATCGTGGATGGCATTCGGTTATTAGACAGTTATTTTTTATAAACTTTTAAACGTTTCGACACACACACTTTTGTGGTGTATACGGAGATACGCATTTTTTGGGTAGTGCTTAATAGTGCTATTCATTGTTATATCCTTTCATTAATTAGGAGGTATAT